ATGCACGAAATGAATATACCTAAAGAGAATAAATTCAATTTAGTTGCATATTCAGGTAATGCCTCTTCACCTAATTCTAAGGCTTCTGCTGGTAATACTATAACAGATCTACTAGCCGTATGGAAAGACAGACCACTTTATAATGCCATTATCAATATCTCTCGAGAATTTGAAAATGGACAGCACTTCACAAGGTTTTTACTTGAAGCCGAAAAAGCTAGAGTAAAATTTGCTGAGCTGCATAAAAAAAAAGTGATTGATGTCTTGGAGTATGATTATGATTATATTCACTCTAGATTATTCAATTTTACTGCACCAGGTGGTAAGTTCAGAGTTATAGCTAATGTTGATTGAGTAACTCAATCGGCATTATCTTCTATTCATTTTTTACTATTTGATATTCTTTCTCAAATAAAATCAGACAGAACTTTTGATCACTCAAAAGGTCTAGATATATATGAGAAGGATGCTGATCACTACTATTCTATTGATTTATCTGCTGCTACTGATAGAATGCCTCGTAGAATTCAAAGTGAATTACTTAGAGGATTATTCAATTACCAAACAAAAAAGAATGGTGATCGTATAGCAGATGAATGATTAAAAATAGTTGATAGAGTTTACTCAACTGAGAATTCTCTAATTAATAATCAGAAACCGGTAAGATACTCTATAGGGCAAGGGATGGGTATATTCACATCCTGACCTATAATGGCTTTTACTCATCACTTTATAGTTAATAAACTTTGTGGCATTAGCCTCGAAGATTATTCACTTGTAGGAGATGACCTTCTTATAAAAAATAACAAGGCTGGTTATATCAAATATCTCGAAATTATGAAAAAGCTAGGTATGGAAGTAAACCTTGATAAAACAATAGTTTCAGATGCAAAGAATAAACATAGTTTAGAATTTGCAAGAAATTATATTATATCAGGTGTAAAGGTTGTTGCGAATCCATGAGGTGTACTATTGGCATGAAACGATAATAAAGTTTCAGTCCATACACTTATATGAAGCTTCAAACATATAATCAATTGTAAATCACTTCTTCTTTTTTTTTCAACTTTTAAAGTTAAATTAACAGAAGAAAAATGATTAATTAATATATTTTTTCTTTACAAAACTAAAATACTAGATTTTCATAACATCTTGAAATTAGATGAGTTTATGAATATTCCAGAATGGGTAAGTGAAGATATATTGTCAAGAATAATAGTTGACAATGCACCAAAATGTCCTAATAGTTATCTATTAGAAGACAAATCTTTTGTGCACACTCTCTCTTCTCAATTGTCAGTCAGAGATGACAAAGACATTGAGAACTTAGATAGAGTGTATAAATCTATGCTAGGAATAGCATTCTCCAAATATCCTATCCAAGATATTACGAGAAAATTTATTAATCGTCTTCATAGCGCAGAGATAACATCTATTGATTATGATGTTGATTCAGTGCCCACAATTAAATTAAAAGAAAAGAGACTTTTAATTGAATTGTACAACTTTAAACGAAACCACTCTAAATAGTGAAATTTATAATGATTTTATTTAAACTTCTACTGTCCGGGCTTATGCTGTACTGTACTCAATTGAGCATTACATAGCTATACTTATTACTTTAAAAGTTTTGTTCTTTTAAAAACAGTGTATTAATACACTGAAAGTATATTCCCTGGACAGGGAATTAGTGCCTTCGAAACCATTTAGGTTCTGAAGGCATTCCTTCTTTTTATTTTTATAAGATGAAAGTGGGAAGGCTTATAAATTAAGTCGTTCCACTCTAAATCCCTTACCAGGGAATATATTTTACTCTTGAATAAAGATTTTTTATTAGAAAAAACTAATAAATGTAAAAAAATATAGCTACGTAATAGTAAAATAAAAGTATCACTTTTTATTATACTAAAGTACAGCATAAGCCCGGTAAGTAGTTAGTTACTATTCAAACGATTAGTAAATTATTAATATAGTTATATAATGACTGTTCCTTATTCCTTTAATTAAAGGATCCTACAAGTTCTTTGGAATAGTTACTGTTTTCATCGTTTATAACTTTGCCCTAATGAGGTGAATATAAAGTGGACTTTAGCTCTTTTAAAGAATTTGAGGGAAGACCTTCATTTAATATGCCTAATAATAGACAAATCGGGTAACAGTTTATAAAGTCATTATATTGGTTGTACCTTTTAATTTAGTCCAATCAAATCTCTATCTTTTTAATTATATATATTAAATAAACTACAAGATATTCATCGAATAGTAGTATCGGCAGATTAAATATTTGTCTAGATTTAATATATAATAATATTTTATAGTAGATTTGACTAGTGAACAGCATCGGTTCGCTCCATAGGCTAAGCAAGCATGTATTCATGCACCCAACTAACAAAGTTTCGATGAAGTTCAAAAATATATTCGAAGTATACTCAAAGTGTAATGAAATACACAAATCTAATCTAATTTCAAAGAAATTAGATAAGAAGTATAAGGATACTTGAATAAATTTAACTAAATTCTTGGATGATATAAACAGTATCACAGAATTTATGCTATATTCAAGATTCTTGCCTTCTAAAAAAGGTGAAAGAAAAAATAAAGGTCTTTCACCTGACTTAAAAAGTATCTTAAATATAACTGATCCGAAAGTTTCGAAGTTGAATTTACTTGATATAATTAAATTCTACAAATTGTTAGAAACTTATATCTTGAAGGGCTCATTTATATCAGACGTAAAAGATCTGAAACTAGGAAAGCACGAAGGTGCTTCTTTTAGAATCATTAATAATCTCCCAAAACTATTATTAGATGTTAATAGTCTAGAAGAAGTTCATAGAAAGTTATTCTTAGAATTTATTTTCTCGAACGTAGTGATATATAGACAGTTCAAAGTAAAAGCAGCTCCGAAATTTTCCTCCATAGAAGATCCGTATACAGGAGAAGACTTAGATAAATTAGTATCAGAACTGTTCAATAAAAAGAACATTAATGATTGAATGCACGAAATGAATATACCTAAAGAGAATAAATTCAATTTAGTTGCATATTCAGGTAATGCCTCTTCACCTAATTCTAAGGCTTCTGCTGGTAATACTATAACAGATCTACTAGCCGTATGG